CTGCCTGCAGCTTTTAATGCGGATTAAAAAACGCCGCGCAAAGTGCCTGATGTCAGGAACTTGCGCGGCTGCAAGAAACGGATTGCAATGAATTATTGTTGCTTTACGAATAAGTAATTTGAGAATTTATTTAGGGAATGACTAATTGTAAGGGTTGGCGTAGTAATTAAGTTGGTCGTATCTATTTTCTAACTCTGTAACTGCATCCTTAAAAGGCATGCTTCCTATTACAGGTTTGTTTACAATGGTTCCTATAACCAATTTACACAACAATCCACACATATATTGGATATGTGAATAAGTATTTGGGTTGTTTATTTGATTACAGAAATTATAGTTATAGGGGGACTTATCATTTGTTAGTAAGTCGTTATCATCTTTTTTTGTAAGCCACAACCGAATCAACTCAATAATATTAGAAATATTTTCATTTTTAAATTCGGAATTAATTGAATTGATGTCTAAATTAACACCTAATCTTTGCTCTTCAAATATTTTTTGTAGAGCATAAGCAATGTGTTTTCTTTGCCATTGAATTGTTTGTGTATTCATGATTCAGTCTTTCTATGTATATGTAATTGATAATTTTTGCAACGCTGTTGCAACCTGCATCAGATAGCCAAGATAAAGTGCAGTTCTACGCCCGTCAAGCATGATATTTTTACTCTGTTGCGTTACCGCCACTAACGCTCGTTCACCTTCGCCCCCGTAATCTCCCCGCCTGCGTCAATATTGCCGCCCGCTTCAACATTACCCGTGATGCTGATATTGCCGTTGATTTGCGCGGCATTGCCTGCGCCGCCGCTACCCATCATGCCGCCTTGGTAGGTAAAACTGCCTTGCACCAGCAGATTGCCTGTGGTCGTGGTAGTGGGCGCGTCAATCGTAACTGCGCTGGCTTGCACCAACACTTTGCCGCTGGTTTTCACCAACACATCGCCCGTGCGGCGGTCGTGCTCAATGCGTGTGCCGTTGCTGTACTGCAAAACGTGCAAATCGGCATGGCTGGCGGGCGCAGGGTCGGCGTCGTTGTAGATTGCGCCCAGCACCGCGCCGCTTTCGCCCTGCGCGTCCAACAGGCACACCACCAGCTCGCCTACATCGGGCAGGCTGTAAAACTGATTGCCGCCTGCCGCCAGCGTGAGCATCGGCAGCCAATCGGTTTGCAGGTTTTCCAGCGCGGGCAGGGTAACGCGCAGCGCGTGGCGGCTGGCATCTACGGCAGCAACCGTGCCAAATTGCAAGGTGGCGGCGAAGTTATGGCTGGGCTGGCGCATCATTGTGTTCACTTTCTTCTGCAATATATTCAACCATTTTGATTTCCAAATCCGTGATATAACCGCGCGATTTGCTGTAATCATGCCGCGCCTGTTTGACCAAATATCTGCCGCTGAATTTGCCGATGCGCTGCAATTCAATCACTTGCCCCGCCACCAACAGCGCATTGCCAAACAGCGTGATGTTGCCCGCGCAGCGTTCCTCTTGCGCGTCTTGCAAGGCGGCATCGGCGCGGGCGTTGGTTTCGGCTTGGCTCTCGCCCTTGCTCTGCGTGATTTTGAGCGTGTCGGCGGATGTTTTGCGGCGAGCTTTGGGGCGCAGCGGTTTGGTTTTGCGCTCGGCGCGAATGGCGCGTTTCTTTTTCGCATCGTAGCCTGTTACCACCGCCTTATCGGGCGTGCCTTTAATCAAATCGCGCAGGCGAATGGAAAGTAGGTTTTCAGGCTGCATCACCAGCACCGCTTCTTGCTGCGAGAGCGCATCGTTGCGGGTAAACACCAATTTTTTGTCCACAATTTTAAACGTGTGCCCATATTGCTTTGCCAGCCGCGCCAGAAACTCCACATCGCGCTCTTGATACTGCGTGATGCGTTGGATTTTGATGGGCTTGATGCTGCCTGAAACCGTGAGTTTCAGCCGTGCGGCGATGACTTTCACAATATCCGCCAGCATCATGTTTTCGTAGGCTTTGGGCTGCAAGGTGCGGTTGGCGTGGCTGATGCCTGTGGACAAGGCTTTGAGCGATACCACATCGCCGCCCTGCATATTGCGCTGCCACTCAATCTCCGCCAGCTCAAAGCTGCCCCAGTTGATTAAGCCTGTAAACTGGTCACCGCAGCCGATGCTTAATTTGTCGCCCTGCTCGGGGAACCATGTGCGCAGCCAGCGTCCGTCCACATCTTCAAAATGCAGCTGCAGCTCATCGGACTGCTCGCCTAAATAATCGGTGTAGCTAAACGACAGCAAATACGGCTCTACGCTGGCGGTGATGTCTTTTTGCTCGTAGGTCAGCACAAAGTTAGGGCGGGTAACAGGGTGCGATGTGGGCGGCGGCGCGGGCAAAGGTTTTTTCAGGCTGCCTGAAAGGCGGTCTAATAGGCTGTCTAACATGGTGTGCGCTCCAATCTGTTAATTTTCAAACCACGGCGGCAGCAAATCCTGCTGCTGCGTTTCACTCTGCCGCACCACAGGCACAAACACGGTTAGCCCGCTGGCAAACTGCTCGGCAAGCGGCAGATGCGGGTTGGCGGCAATCAGGCGGTTAATCGCCAGCGCGTTGCCGTAATGCTGGTGGGCGATGGTGTCCCAGCGGTCGCCGTCCTGCGTGGTGTAAACCAAAATGCCGTTGATACTCATGCGCCGTCTCTCCTTGCCGCCACAAATGCGGTCAGCGTTTGCACCGCCGCCGCGCCGTTGCCCAAACTTTCCGCCGCCGCATCCAGCGCGGCAACGCCTGCGCCAAACCAGCCGCCCACGCTGCCGCTCTCTATCCCCGCGCGAAATTCGCCCACCGCGCTGCCCATCTGCTGCGCCGCCTGCGCCGCTTGGGCGGCAAACTGCGCCGCGCCCGCCAAATCGCCAAAGCTCTGCACGATTTCAGGCAGCCCGTTTAAATGGTCAAGCGCGCCGCCCGCCACGCCCAGCACATCGCCCACCAAATTCAGCACGCCTGCGGGGTCGTTTTTAATCTCCCGCGCCGCCTGAATCAGGTTTTGCATCGCGCCGATGTCGTTTTCCACCGCGTGGTAGATTTTGACCGCCGTTCCGATTTTTTCCGCAATGGGATTCAGCGCGGTTTGCATACTTTCAGGCAGCATCGCCAGCAGCGGGTTTTGTTCGCCCGCAACCACCGCAGGCGCAGGCAGCGGGTTGTTTGGATCGCCAACAAATTCTTTCAGTTCTACATCTATTTCCCGCGCGGCGGTGCGCCCGTTTTTATCCATTTGCAAGGTGCGTGCCGATAGCCGCTCAATCACAAACCAACCGACAAACCGCCCCGAGCCATACACCAAACTCACCGCCTGCTGAGCCTCTTTGGCGGCAATTAGCCCGTGATACGCCGCATCCACATCGCCCAGCTTCCAATGCAGTTTTAGGCTAAACTGCAGCTCGGTCAGCGCGTTGCCCATCGCCTGCAAGCGCGCCCGCCCCGCCAACACATCATGCTGGGCGAATTGCGCCGCGTGGGTTTCCTCCAAGCTGGCAAAGCTGCCCAGCAGCTCAAACGTTATATCACCCAGTTGTGCAAACATCAATACGCTCTCCGCTCGCGCTCCGCCATCATGCGGCGGAACAATTGTTCAAACTCGCGCAGCCCCATTTGCAACGCCGTTTCAATTTCCTGCCGATTGCCGCTGGGGGCGTTAATCGTCGGGGCAAAATGCACCACCACGCTGCCGCTGTTTGCGCCCTGCTGCTGCGCCTGCTGCTCACTGCGCGCTTGGCGCAAGCCGTCCGCGCCTGCCGACAAACGTGCCGACAAATCGCTGCGAAAGCCGCCCATGCGCTCGGCAAAACGGTTTTTCAGGCTGCCCGCCAACTGCGCCACACGGCTCACAGGCAGCGGCGCGCCTTGGTTTACGCCAATCGCCAATCCCTGCGTGATATAGCCGCCGAACGCACGGAACACACGGCTGGGGGAATGGATGTCCATCACGCTGGCAAAGGCGTTTTTAGCCCGCTGCGCCAAGTTCTGAATCGCCGCCATCACGCGCCCTGCGGCAGCCTGAATGCCGTTGACCAAGCCGTCAATCAGCATACCGCCGAAGCCTGTAAACTGCGCGGGCAGGGTAACGCCAAACCAGCTCATCACAGCGGCAAACGCCTGATAAAACACGCCCAGCGGCGACCAGTTGGCAATCAATGCCAAGATGCCCGACAAGCCGCCGTTAAACGCGCTTTGCACGTTTGCCCACGCGTTGGCAAAAAAGCCTGTAATCGCATTAGCCACCGTACCCACCACGTTGCTCAAATCCTGCCACAGCAGTTTCGCCCCGCTCACCACGCCGTCCCAGCGCGTGTAGAGCAGATAGGCGGCGGTTGCCAGCAAGCCCAGCGCAATGCCGATGGGGTTTGCCAGCAAAAATGCGCCCAAGCGGGCAAAGCCCTGCATCAAAATGGGGATATAGCTGCCCAGCGTAGCAAAGCCGCGCAGCACCCAGCCCAAGCCCGAGCCGAGCAGGCGCAGGCTGCCTGAAACCGCGCCGCCGATGCGGGAGAATGCCGATAAAACCATGCGGGCACTTCTTGCCGACAAGCCCAGCAAACGAAACGCCGCAATGCCACGTCCAAAGCGCAGCAACTGCATTGCGCCGCGCACCCGCAGCAAAGCCGCGTTAAACGACAAAATTTTGCCTACCGTGCCAAACAGCAGGCTGCCAAGCAGGCTAAAACCATAGCGAACAACTAGACTGCCCGCCTTAAAGCCCGCAAACGCAGCAATGGCTAGGTAAACATTTTTAATCAGGCTAGGGTGCGCTTGCGAAAAGCGGATAAACTGCTCCACCATCGGCTTTAAGCTGTTCAACAAATCATTCACCGCAGGCAGCATCACCGAGCCGATGCTGATGGCTAAATGTGCCATCTGGTTTTTAAATAGCTGCCAGTTGTTTGCCGTGGTTGCACTGCGGGCGGCGAACTCTTTATCCATGCTGCCCTCAAAGACAGGTTTGCCGTCTTTGCCCGTGTTTTTAAGCGCGTTGATGGATTTTTGATAGGTCTCAATACTGCCCGCCAGCACGGCTACATCGTCGGCGTATTCCAAGCCAAACAAATCCACCAGCGTGCCCATTTGGTCGGCTTTGGGCAGTTTGTTGAGCTGTTTCAAAAAATCCAACAAGGCTTGCTCACCGTTTTGCGCGATGTTCTTTTTTAGCTCCTGCGCCGATGTGCCCATTGTCTTTAAGGCAGCCTGAAACTTCGCGCCCTGCTTATCCGCCGTTTGCAGCTTGGTCAGCATGCCATTGATGGCTGTGCCTGCCACTTCGGGCGGTTTGCCCAAGCTGATAAACGCATTCGCCAGCGAAGCCGTTTGCAATTCGGTTAAACCAAACTGCTTCGCCACGCCGCCCACGCGCCCCATTGCAGTGACAATATCGCTGGCTTTGGCGGGGCTGCTGTTGGATAGATGGTTGATGGCATCGCCCAGCTTGCCGATTTGGGCAATTGGAATTTCATACACGTTAGCCAGCTTCGCCATACTGTCGCCCGCTGCATCCGCCGACATATCAAACGCCACCGACATCTTGGCAACGGTTTCGGTAAAGCCCGCAATATCTTGCCGCGCAATGCCCAGCTGCCCGCCGCTGGCGGCAATGGCAGCCAGCTCTTTACCCGCCATCGGAATGCGGTGGGTCATATCCAGCAGGTCTTGTTGCATCTGTTGGAACTGCTGCGGCGTGTCAAAATCCACCACCTTGCGCACATCTGCCATGCTGCTTTCAAAGTCCATTGCCATCTTGATGGGCAGCAAAGTCGCCCCCACGCCCGCTATCACGCTCATGGCTTCGCTGCGCAGCTGTTCGCGTGCATTGCGCCCTAACTCCAAACGTGTCTGAATGGCTTGGAGTTGCGTATGGCGGCGGTTCATGCGGTTTAAGGTTTGCCCCAGCTCGGCTTGCTGCCGCTGCAACCGCGCCAAATCCGCGCTGCCCGATGCGCTGGCGCGGCGAATGGCTCGCCCCAACACGTCATACTGGCGTTGCAAAATAGACACGCTGCTGGCTAAATCGCGCGTACCGCCCAACACCGAACGAATCGCCGCCACCGCGCCGCCCACCGCCGCGCCGATATTGATGGCTATTGATAATTCCGCCGCCATGTTTTATCCTTATGAAACGAATAATATTTTTTAGAGAAGGAAACAAGATGCTTGCTCTGATTGGTGTACTCGCTTTTGCCTTTGGCGCGCTGGCGGTGGTGGCAGTTGCCATAGGCGCAGCGTGGGGTGGCTACTATGTGCTACGCGATACAGCGGGCTTGTTCAAAGAAGCCGCGCTGCTTGCCCGCGACACTGCCAAAAAACACTAACCCTTGCGGTATTTTTCCCTAATTTGCCGATTGGCTTCATCCAGCCAGTCGGCAAATTCGTTTATCGGCAGCGCGTAAATCTCCTGCACGCTCCAGCCAAACCACCACGCCACATCGGCGCAGGCGGCAAGCAGCGTGGCATCAAGCGTCTGCTGGGTTTTCAGGCTGCTGTTCACTTTGGGCGCGAAAGGTGGCTTGAATGCGCTCCAAGTCTTTTAAATCCAGCATATCCAAATCTTCGGGGACTAAACCTGTAATCTGCGACACCAACGCCAAGCCTTGCTCGGTTTCGCTGGCAATATGGGCTACGGCGCGCAAATCCCCCACGCGCGGGCGGCGCACGGTTACTTTGTCTAACACCGCGCCCGTTGCCAAGCGCACGGGGTAGGCAAGTTCAATAGTGGTTTCGCCGTTTAGGCTTTGGGTCAGTTGTTTTGCGGTCGTTGCCATCATGGTTTCCTTGTCTTAAAGGGGTTAAAAACACGGCAAATTATCGTTTCAGGCTGCCTAAACGGCTTTTAACGCGCATTAAAAAACCAATCTTTCCTGACATCGGGAAAGATTGGTTTTGTTGTTTCAGGCTTACGCGCCAATATTCTTGCGGAACTGGCTCAACGCGTCCACGCCGCCGACGCGGTAAACATTGGTAAACGCGTTGTAATACAAGGTCTCGCGCCCCGCAATCACCACGCGGAT